GACCGGTAGAAGCGGCAACAACATTTGACGTTGCATTCACAGTCGTACCAATCCAAGTTGAAAAACAAGCGGTGTTTCTAGCAGCGCCAGAAGAACCAGCAGACTTAACCGTACCCTCAAGCAGCATGAACTCCATATCGCGCTTCATTTCTTTGGCGCGTTTGGCAAGCTGATAAGCCTGAGTTGATTTACGACCAGCAAAATCCACCGCTTCAGCAGTTCCAGAACTCTGGACTTGCGTTGCCGAGATTTGGGTGTAGTTGCTCAGACGGCGTGGCTCAGTCGCAGCAGTTGAAGTATAGTCGTTACCCTCAATCTGCGTATTAGCGGCGGCTGTCTTTAACGTATCTGTTTGCCATTCAAATAGAGTGTTATCAGCGGTACCACGACCACAACCATTAAGAAATGGTGTGTCCGTAGGACTGATATTATATATAATGTTACTTAGTTCTTCCCTGATACCAATGGCACCATAGGTTTCCCTAGTATTTGTAGGAACTGCCATAGCATTTCCCTCCCTTAGTTATATGTCTATAAAATCCTCTAGGAGTGCAGAGGCATCATCAATATGCCCTGACCCCCGGAGACGCTTCATTTGTGCAATACGTTTAGATCTGCTAGTAGAACTCTTACTAACTGGGGTTCCTGTTCTAGCCACTTTGGGCTTGTTCTTTATCTTTTTAGATTTAATGTCAGAATTTTGAAGTTCATCATACTTCTGAGCTTTCATCAAGACTATCATTGATCTATGATCTATCAGAGAAGAAATCTCGTCATCTGAAAAACCCTGCTCAGTAGCATAAGCCCTTATAGTGGAGAAAGATTCATCACGAGTATCTTTGTCTTGCCACTCAGGTACTTTGTCTAAAAGAAGTTTTCTTTCTTCAAGGGTTCTTTGTTGAACCGCTCTCTGCATTTCTGCTTCCTGTTGCTGTTGTGCGTAAGCCTGTTGTTCCTGCATACCCCTAACTCTATCTTGGGCATCGCGCAGTTCATCACGCTTAGTTATGTAAGCAATAGGATCATCTTCTTTGAGAGTTTCCCAATCGACATTAGAGTATTGTTCTAAGCCGGTCATAGATTGTTGAACAAGTTGTCCAAGCGCATTTGCGTATTGCTGACGCTCAGATTGAGTGGCAACCATTTCTTGCTGCCACTGCTGTTGCATTTGAGCCATCTGTTGGCGCTCTCCTGCAAGTTCCTGCGTCTTCTTGGTGTAATCTGATTGCCGGGAATATCCCTTGAGAAGTTCGTCATAGGTAACTTCCACTTCCTCGCCATTTGCCATGACAGGAAATAGAGGTTCTTCTTCGTCTTCCTCAATTTCATCAGACTCCTCAGATTCTTCCTCTTCATCTTCTTCTAAAGATTCATCGGATTCCTCTTCGGATTCCCCCTCAAATGATTCGTCTTCCTCTTCGGGTTGAGACTCTTCTTCTTCGGTAGGTTGTGCTTCCTCTGCTTGCGATTTTTCCTCTTCAGGTTCCGCTAGGCTGAGTAATGCTTCTTGCGCTTCGGTTATACTTCCACCTAGCGCGGGTATTGGCTGTAATCCAGCCGGTGCTTGCGGGGCAGTTTGCGTATCCGCCATAATTAAATTCCTCTATCAGATATATGGGTGTTGCTTTTCCATCATCTTAGCCATGTGTCCAGTTTCAACTATGGAGTTTATATGACCATGAATCCTGTCAAGCAGTCTCATTGCAAGCCAGATAGATTCTCTGGCCTCCAAATCTGTTGAACCACTGTGATTCCAGCGATTCATTAAATCTTCTTTCAGTGTATCAAATGCTTCGTTTAAGAGCGGATCATCTATTAGGGACCGCGCTCTACGCTCCCTTTCTTCTGGTGTCATTTCTATCCTATAGCAACGGGTCTATTCTGTTGCGATTCTAGGTTTAGTTCAGCGGCTTTAAGCTGTGCATCTACCGCATCCTTTTGATATTCCTGCTGAATCTTCTGCATTTTAACTTGCACATCAGCAGCCTTTATTTCCAATTCCTTCTCTTTAAGTTGTAGTTCTGCCTGCTCCATCTGCTCTTTTGGCGATGGTCCCTCCTGTTTTGGAGGAATAGTTGCGGGATTGGTCAAGAAGTCATCTACATTCTGAAAACCCATAGCCCTCACAAGAGCCGCACCTAAGTTGTACATATTCTGTATATTGACAATGGGCAGACCACCCTTCATCGCATCACCGGCAAAAGACAACATCTGAGATAGATGCGCCATTTGCTGGTCTTTATTTCCGCTACCCAGTGCAACACTTACGGAACAGTCATACTTATCCTTCCATACATCTGGTCTTACAGGAACCCACTGATTGCGTAATTTAATAACACGCTCTCTATCCTGATTCTTGTATAGTAATTCGTAGATGCAGATCATCAGGTCTTTAACACCTGTCTCCGCGAAATTCCTCGCTATCAATTCCACACGACTTTGAGCGGCACCCATAACAGCGTTGACAGCAGTGGCTGTCGTATGTGATGTAAGCGCATTATCGTTGAGTCCCTGAGACATTCGTGAAACACCAGCTCTTGATTCTCTAACACTGTCTATGTATTCCAGCATCTGGAATGTGTAGGGTTCAAGGGCGGGAGTAGCCAGAGGCGTGACGGCGTTGGGGGATTTGACTCTGACCACCCCACCCGGCCTCTGGGTGAGCAAGTCATCTAAATTCGCTTGGCCTTCAAGGACTGCGTACCTACCAAAGTTCTGGTTGTACATATTGTCCATGAGGTTACGCATCAAGGTACTCTTGATTAGCTGCAAATCCATAACAAGATCAGCAACAGACAGTCCGTAGAACTTGTGCGGTATCTTTACAGGGGTCAGGGAAACAAACGGGATTTTATCAATCTCTTCATTAGACAGAACCTTGGAGCCAACGGTGCAAACTTTTCTCAGCTCAGTAATCCCATCGCCATCCCAATCTGTCTTTAGGAAAGATTCGTGGAGCCAGTATGTTCTTAAACCCTCCTCCTCTACATCTGTATCTCCCCAACCTTCCCAATATTGAGCCGATTTGTCATAAGCATATCTCTCAAGCCTCTCCCCAGAAAAAGCCATCAAGTCTTCATCGCCACCACCCAACTCTGCGGGGTCAAGGTCTTCATCGGGATACATCTCTTTTAGCTCAGATAGGGTCTTCAGAACCCGATGACAAACAAATCTCGCTTCCTGTATATTCTTAGATTCTCTCGCTATCAAAAATTCTGACGGCGGAACATTCTCTATTTTTATTCTCCCGTCATAACTCTTGCGCTTTATAACAATGTCATGGTAGGGTGGCTCACCCTCCTGCTGATGCTGGGTGTGTTCAACCACCTCAACCTCGTCATCGGAGATAAGAACCATTAAACCGTTTTCGTCTAGGTTCCGGTATTCTTCTCTTTCTTCATTCTCATACTCATCCCACCAGACTTTAACGATTCCGTTTTTAGATAAAAGTGCATCCGTGAACCAAGAGTATAATATCTCCCAACCCGGATTGTCTTTTGTAAAAACGTAATTAACGTAGTCTGTAGCCTGTTCAGCCATCTGTACGTCTTCTGGGCCGTGGGGAGTGAATTTAACCATTTCATCCCCGGATGCAAATACACGCATTAATGAGGGCTTAATCCACTCTATTGTGTCTTGAACTGTGGTGTCAACATACTGACTTCTGCCTTCAACTTCATTACCGAAAGGAAGGCCATAGTAGTATTGCATGGCCTGCTCTCTCTGTTGAGAGATAGTGTCACCCATATACCCAAGCGCACCGGTGATTTCTCCCCGGATTCTTGTGATCAGTTCTTGTTCACTAATTTTTTCTTTTGCCATTAAACTATTCCATAGTTCCTATATTCTACGTCTGCTGTCCATGAGGGGTCTTCCCCTGCTAAAGCATGACGCTGGGATTGAAACGCATATCGAGTTGCACTCAAAAGGTCATCCCGTATGGGAACCACCTTTCCATCTTTTCTGTGATACATCCTAAACTCCTCAAACCAATCTCCCAGAGTATTGAATACCTTAAACTTACCGGCCTCTATACTTTGCAACATAGCCATCAAACCCTCTTCTATTGAGTTTGATCCTTTGTTAGCCCCTAATGCCGGGGGATTGGTGAAATGCTCCAGCAGGAAATTACATCCTAAGTTCCTGTACTGGTCAGCTAATCCGGGGTTTCCCATGCTATCCCTGCGATTTCCGTCATGCGGGTAGGCTATGGGAATAAAATGCGGCCTCATTTTAATGTTGGTCGCATGAACCGCTGGACTCGCTTTGGAGGCTCTGTAGCAATCGTAGATGTAAAATGTTTCACTCTCGTTATCTACAGCGCACCAAACCATTGCTGTTGGGTGATCCCAACCAAAATCTATTGCAGCTATTCTAGGCCAATGATCTTCTAACTTTATTGGCTCAATCATTATATCTTCTTCTGAGACAGGGAAGACAAGGCCAGAGCCGATAGAGGGTCTTCCGTATCTACGCATCTCCCTCTCATGTGGGGAGTATGCTGAGAGAATCTGGGTCATCACGGTCTCTGAGAGGTGACCACGCTCCCCTTTCATGGAGAATATTCT